TGTCGGACTCGATCAGTATTACCAGGCACTAAAATCGATGTTAATCTTCATGACCTTTAATGAAAGTACAATAGATGCTTATATTAACGAAATAGCTAAAGAATTAAATGATGATTGATATATGTAACAATAATAGATGCCCAAAACGTATGACATGCGAAAGATATGTATCAATGCCGAATGAATACAATCAGATACAACTATTCAATCATGCAGACTGTGAGTTTTATTTAAAGATTACTCCGATTAAGAAAATAAGCGGTTATATTTGTGCAAGATGTAGAGTTATGCTAAATGAGAAAAAACTACTATGTGATAAATGTAGAGATGAATTATTTTAAATTTCAGCAACAAAATTGTATTGTTTTTTTTATTATCTTTGCAATATAAAAATTTGCGATGAACAAAAAACAGCACAAAGATAGAATATTGAAAGAGATCAAAGAGCATGAGGACTTAATAATATTTTACACCCAGCTCATACAGGACTTTGAAAAAAAGATAAAAATAGAAAAAAACAGAAGATCGCATAAACTGAAACTAATCATCGAATATGAATAACAAACTTGACATAATATCATTACTAGTATACGAGCACCAGGTAAGATGGGTAGAAGCCTGTAAATTATTATTCGATGATATATTAATTGTAGATATAATATTAAACTAATTTTCTGTAAAGAATTTGTATTAAAAAATTTATTATCTTTGCATAAATGATAACGAGAAAACTAAAAGAAACGAGAGCGGGATTTTTTCATCCTAAGACAGATGAATATTGGACAACATCGCAGCAATTTACTAAAATATATAAATTCTTAGGAATACCAGTATATAAAAACACAGTTGATTTTATAAGTGATTTTGGAGAGTTAAATAAAAAAAGGGTAGGTTTTGAGGGCGCAAAGAGATAGTTTGGATTCTTGTAGATTGGTTAGGTTTTAGGGTTGGATTTGCGTCCTCTTTTTAAATAAAAATAAATTAATTAAGATGGGGACTTAATTTTTTAAACTATTTAAGCATTACAATACTTAATTAATTAAATACTTGAATACAGTAAAATACTATAAAAAACTATAATGCCATTTAAAAAAGGAGATAGGGGAAACCCACACGGGAGGCCAAAAGGTTCGGAGAATAAAGACAAAAAAGAACTCCGTGAACTTATTACTCTTTTTATTGAACGTAATTACGATAAGTTTGAAAAGAAAATACTTGAAACAGAAGGACAACAATTTGTAAACAACATATTAAATTTACTTGAATATAGTTTAGGAAAATTACAAAGAACAGAACATTCAGGACAAATAAAATCAGATGATCCATTAAACGATATGACATTTGAACAGGCTTACTTATTAAAATATGGACATAGACCAAAGGATAAATGAGAAAGCAAATATTATATTATCAAGGTATGATTTTTGGGAATTTTGTAAGTACATGGACAGTGAATTTTTTACAGAAGATAAAGAACATTTAATTAAGATAGCGGAGAAACTGGAACAAGTGAGAGAGGGCAAGATAAGAAAGTTAGCAATAAGTATATTTCCAAGAACGGGTAAAAGTTATATTATTACTATGTTTTGCGCTTTTCTTTTAGGTTGTAATCCTGCAGGGTCTATAATGCGTAATTCATATGCTGAGAAACTAGCACGTAAATTTTCATATGATGTAAGAGCAATAATAAGAAGTGATAATTTCAAAAAGGTCTTTCCTGGTATTGAACTAGCTGGAGACAAACAATCAATAGATGGATGGAGTACAAACAAAGCTAAGCAGGTTAGTTATTTTTGTGCAGGTGTGGGTGGTGCTATTACAGGTTTCGGCTGTGACATGGTTGCAATCCTTGACGACCCAATTAAAAACATCGAAGAAGGTTTATCTGAGCAGATACTCGAAAACAAATGGAATTGGTATACATCAACACATAAATCAAGACTAGAGGGTAACTGTGCAGAAATACACATAGCAACACGTTGGAGCAAAAATGATATTATAGGTAAATTGCAAGCTATGGAGTATTTTGATGATCAAATAATCATTCCTGCTTTGATAGATGGACAAAGTTCATGTCCTGGAATAATTTCTACAGATAGATTAATCGAAGTTAAAAAATTAACGAGTGATTTTATTTGGGAGTCTGAATATATGCAAAATCCTATTGAAGTCAAAGGGTTATTATTTTCAGTAGATCAATTACTAAGATTCAAAGAGGCAACAAATAAACCTGATGGGAAGATTTGTGTTATTGATACAGCTGATAAAGGTGATGATTATCTATGTTCTATAGTAGGTTATATATACGGAGCATTTGTTTATATTGTGGATGTTGTGTTTACTCAAGAGCCCATTGAATACACCGAGCCAAAAGTAGCATATCAATTAATAAGTCATAACGTAGATAGATGTGTAGTAGAATCAAACGCAGGTGGCAGGGCTTTTGCAAAGAACTTAAAAGACTTAGTGAGAGGAAGATGTAACACAACGATAGAAGATAAGCCGACAACAATAAACAAAGAAACTAGAATATTAATGAAGTCAGGGCAAGTAAGACAATCATTTTATTTTAAAGAGGATTATGAGAACGGTAGCGAATACGATCAGTTTATGAGGCAATTAACCAGCTATGTAAAAGCGGGGAAAAACAAACATGATGATGCAGCCGATGGAGTTACAATGTTAGCAGAGAATTTAGATGGTGGAAATGAATTTGATTTTGCATAATGGGATTATTTGATAAATGGAGAGGTAAAGATGAGATAATGCAACTAAAGGAGCAACTTAATTCTGTTAGTGTAGAGGTCTCAAATAACAATGAATTGTACAAAGCTATTAACAAGTATTTGAGTAGTAGCTTTGGATTAGACAGAGGGGATTTAGAAAACGCTGTTAAACATGGCTACGAGGGGAATGTGAGTTGTTTTGGATTAATAAATACCTTATCGACAATATTTGCAGAACCTGAAGATAAGTTATTCTTATATAAAGGGGGTGAGAAAGAAGAAGTAGACCCCGAAAAATATGGGATTAACTTTTTACAGAAACCTAACCACTATCAATCCTGGAGCGAATTTAAAAAACATTGGGCTGCTAGTTATTATACATGTGGTAATTCAGAAGTTTACGCCCCTATCCTGGAGAATGGAAATAATAAAGGTCGTTTAATGGAGGGTATTTATATTATGCCAGCTCAAAACGTAACGATTTATGCAGAGAATTGGAAAACACCTATTAAAAGATACGGATTTGATATTGATGGAGGGCAAGTAAAAATAGAAGCCCAACATATATGGCATGAACGCTTTGCACCGAACCTTAGTTTTACAAATGGATTAAATTATTATGGTATATCTCCAGTGTTGGTGGCATTGAATGTGATATTAGCACAGAATGAAGGTTATGAATTTATCAGTAACACATATGCAAAGAGATTACCTCCCTTTGTATTTTTTTCTGATGATGAGGGGAAAATAAATGATGATACAAGAAGAAGATTTAATAATACATACAAGAAACACTATCAAGGCAATGATGGTACTCCAATGCTTGCTAATAAAGGTAGGATTGAAAAGATAGGATTTGATTCATTTAGGGACTTACAAGTTTTAGATACGCTTGCCGATGGTCAAAGACAATTAGCCACAGCATTAGGTGTTGATGCCAGAATTATTAACGATATTGCAGGAACGACATTCAATAACCAGCAAGAAGCAATGAAGAAACTTTACAATCTGAGAATTAAACCAGATTGGAGAGTTTTTTATGATGGTATAAATACAGATAGGCTTCAAGCGTATGCACCTGAGGGGACAGAATTAAGATTAGAACCAGATCTAAGTCAAATAGAAGCACTAAAAGCTAATTTAGAGTTAATGGCAAAAGTGTATGATATTGGGGTTAAAAACAAGGCTGTATCAAGAAATGAATTTAGAGAAGCATTAGGATTAGATATTGAAGAAAGAGAAGACATGGACGCAACAGGGGATGATGTGCTAGATGATTTCCCTACGTTGTTTGATTCAAGTAATAATATAGATGAATAGCAAAAAGATCGACATATTACGAAATAAGCATGAAAAGAAGTTTTACCCTAAAATGCGCAGAGCTTTAAAAGGAATGATTTTGAATATTATTGAATATACTAAACTCACTCCAGACATACGTCAAGATATGTTAGATGTTGTTGTTAAAACTGATAAACTAGAAAAGACATTAAAAGAGTTATATAAGACAGTAGGCAAAGCATTTGCAAGTGAGCAGTTTAAAGAGTTCAATAAATGGAAAGCAGAATATGATCCAAGTGTTTGGGAGGATATACTAGAAGCATACGCAACTATTGAATCAGGTGTTAAGATAAAGTCTATTAAAGGCACTCAGTTAGAAATGTTATGGAGTTTGTTAAGTGAAATTCAGTTAGAAGCAGTTGAAAACGGATATGGTGTAGAAAAGACAGCAAGATACTTGAGAAAAGAACTATTAAAAAGAGGAATAGAAAAACAGCAATGGTATGCACGTAGGATTGTTCACACAGAAACAGGTGCGAGTTCTAATTATGCACAAATAGAGAGTGCAAGACAATTGCCATTTAAAGTGAATAAACGTTGGATTGCTATACCTGCCAAAACAACAGATAGACATTATCCAGGTATGAATAATCATCCAGAAATAGATATAGATGATTTATTCAATGTTGATGGTGAGTTAATGTCACAACCTTTTGATAGCAGACATGGAGCGACAGCAAAGAATATAGTTAATTGTAGATGTAGAATTGAATTTGTGAGATATGGAACGTAAAGTAAAACGGTTAGAGGGCGGTGTAAAAGATTTAGATGAAAAAGGAATTGTGAAATTCTACTTCTCTAAATTTGACAATAAAGATTCAGATGGAGACATTATTGTTAAAGGGGCATTTACTAAGACGATAACAGAAGGGCTTAAACGAGTGAAGCATTTAAAAAATCATAACATTTATCAAGTGCCTGGAGTAGTTAAAGAAGCGTTTGAGGATGATCATGGTTGTGTAGTAGTTAGCCAGTTAGCATTAAAAACTGATTTAGGTCGAAACACATACGAAGAATATAAAGCTGGAATTATTACAGAGCACTCATTTGGTTATGATGTGATCAAGTCGCACAAAGATAAAGAGAAAGATGCACAGATATTAACAGAACTTAAGTTGTATGAAGTATCAAGTTTATCTGCATGGGGTGCAAATCCTGAAACTAATGTATTAGAGATAAAGTCACTTGAAAACTATCTGGATAACCTATTGAAATTGCAAAAAGGACAATTAACAGATGATAGATTGCAGCAAGTAGAATTAGAGATAATAAATGTATTAAATCATATAAAATCACTCAAAAGTGATCCGTTAAACACTCAAGAAGAGCCGTTGAACAATCAGAAAGAGCCGATTGAAGGGATAAAGTTTTTAAGAGAAAATTTAATAATTTTAAAGTAGATGGAAGAGTTTAAAAAATTAACGGATGATCTAAACGGCAAATTTGAGAAATTACAAAAGTCGATAGATCAAAAAGCGGATGAGGCAAAAATCGTAAGCGATATTGCAGATATTCGTGAGAAAATGGAAAACATCAAGGATGTTGAATATTTTCAGAACATGCAAAAACAGTTAGATGGAATGGAAAAGAATATCCAGGAAGTTTTAACTCGAGGAGAAAAAGAGAATGTAGATAGTGTTACTGAAGCATTAAAAAGTGAAGAATATAAGAAGTTTGTGAAAGGTGATGTAAGAGAATTTACCATGTTCCAAAAAGCTTCAGATATTACAACTTCTAATAGCTTTACAGAAACAAACGGACCTATTATTCCAAGAACAATTGACCCTAGAATTGGAGCAGCTCCAAACAGAGGTATTGTATTACAAACATTGTTCAATAGAGGCATTACAAATAGTGATGTTATTCAGTCAACCTACAAAAGTTCAGAGACAGATGCAAGTGCAGCAAGAGCAGAAGCGGCAACAATGGCTCAAGGTGACTTAGCATGGACTACTGAAAAGTTCGAGGTAGAGCATATTTCTGAGTATATGAAAGTAGCTCGTCAGAAGCTAGAAGATATTAATTTTATTTTGAATCAAATCAATAATAGATTAGTTTATAGACATCTTCAAAAGTTAGAGAAGTATTGTTTTGATGGCACTGGTTCAAGCAACCAGATTGATGGTATTATCGGAGCAACAAAATACAAAGCGTTCAATGCGCCATCTGCATTTGAAGAGCTTATTCCCAACGCTAACTATCAAGATGTGATCAAGGTTGCATTGGCACAGTTGGAAGAAGGTGATACTTCAGACGCTTTAGCTTATGGTTATTTTGCAAATGGTATTATAGTATCTATTTCAGATTATTATTTTATGGCAATGCTGAAAGACCAGGAATGTAGACCATTAATGGGTAACGATGGAGTATTACGAATCATGGGAGTTCCTGTTTATAAGTCTAAATATATGACAGCTGGAACATTCTTAGTAGGTGATTTCAAAGCATCTACATTATGGACTCGTGAAAACGCAGTTATTAAGATGTGGGATCAAAATTCAACTGATCCTATTTATGATCTTGTTACGTTTACTATTAATGGACGTTATGCACTTGAAACACAAACACCAGATACGTTCGGGTATGTATATGGAACATTTGCAGCAGGTATTGAAGAAATTAACTTAGTAACAGCATAAGGGGGGAAATATGAAAAAGATATTATTAATTATAGGATTATTTGCCTTTATTTTACAAGGATTTTCACAAGAAACAACTGTATCTATCACAATGAAGAACGGTGTTTATTATTATGAATATAAAACAGATGTTGATTTAGTAAAAACAACTAATGATACAGTTGATTATGTTTTTCAATATCAATCACCTGAATTTGTAAAAAAGGTGGCTATTCAGATTGAAATGGATACAGGTGATGTACCTGTTGGAGCGGAGAATATTGCTTGGTCATTATTTGGCAAAGAGTTTGAAAATGATGATACATGGGTGGAAATTATTGCATCTACTAACTCAGCAGATGTTACATCGGATGGTATTCAGTTGACGTTAACATCTGATTATACTGAAACTATAGCGAGTTATGTGTTAACATCAGATTCAACAGCAGAACATGCTACATGGACAGCAGCAGCACAGACTATAACTCCTTTCGATAAAACGTATCGTTATTTTAGATTACGTGGAATCTTAGAGCAAACAGCAAGTGCAACAGAAGGTATTACTGTAGATAATGTAGAATTTAAGCTATATATAGATTAATTAAACGGAGGGCTTCGGCTCTCCCTTTTAAAAAAAAGATATGGAATTAGTAAAAGTTAAGACAAAAAACGATAAATATATATATGTTTTACCAGAAGAAAAAAAACATTTACAGGCAAAGGGGCTGATTAAAGAAGAAAAAACAGAACGAATAACTAAAGAGCAAAAAACAACAAGAGCGACAAAAGTTAAGAAATAATGGAAGTAAAAGTAATAACTGATCTCACAGCAACAAATGTTATTAGTCTTGCTAATTTAAGAAACTATCTTGAATTTACAGAGACTGATGCAACAGAAGACACACTAATTACTTCAATGCTTAAAAGTGCTGTGAGGTTATGCGAACAATATACTGGTGAAGCGTTTGGAGAAAAAACTATAGAGGTTTTAATTCCTCATTCTGATTTAGATGAGAATTGGCGAATTGATTTGCCTTTTGCTCCCTTTGGCGTCATGGCTAATGGTTATCCTTATACTGTAGATGTAGAAGGAACAGAAGGTGATGCAATGACATTGAATACCGATTATTATCTAAATGGACTGAATAAGAAAAATATCAAGTTCATGACATTAAGTACTTTGATCGGTGTTGAAGAATTTAATGGCTGGTATAAATGTAGATATACTTGCGGATATGGGATTTCAGGGGTTACTGAAACAATACCAGAACCTTATATTCAAGCGATGATGGAACAAGTAAGAAATTGGTACGAAAGAAAAGAAGACTATACGCCTGTGTTAGATTACCAGGTAATGAGAATATTAGATATTGTAAGTGAGAATGGTGTAATATGAGCGGTATAAGTATCAGCATAGCAGATAGTGAGTTAAGAAAATTACAAGATGATCTTAAAAGATATTACAGAAAAAAAGAAAATCAAATATGGGATGCTGTGAATGATTCTTTGTTGAATATTAAAACAGGTGCAGAAAGAAATTTAAGTTCAGCTATAATAAGCCTCAAGAACTCTGGGAGTGGTGCGGGTTTATTGGGTGCAATATTTATGAAGCCTAATAGAAGCAAATTAGAAGGTAGCGTAATAGCAGATAAGTTGTATGCACCTTATTTGGAATACGGTACAGGCAAAAATGTTTTTAAGAGTAGTTATAATTTTCCACAGGAAGCGAGACAATATGCAGCACAATTTAAAAGAGGTGGTAAAAGAAACCCAAATCTACATGCAAGAGCGTTTATAACACCTGTTTTTTATGAAGAAGGTGAAAACTTTAAAAACAAGATTAAAAAGATTTTAGGTAAAGTATGAAAGATCCAACAGCCGAAATATTAACAGCATTTAAAACAGCTTTAAGTTCTATTGCTTATAAAGGTAATACATGGCATGTATATACTACCAGACCACCAAAAGGCAAACGAAACTATATATATCTGTCCGAAGTGACAATGATAGATGCAAGCGATCAAGGCGACCATAAAATATTTAACTGTAATTTAATTATTGAAATATCAACTAAGAAAAATAAAACATCCAGAACAATAGCAAACGCATTAAGTAATTCAATACTACAAGTAGTAGAGGGTACTACCTTATCAATGACAAATTTCGAGATGATCATTAAAGGAGTTACCCAAGATGTAAGTATGGGGAAAGAAAACGAGGGGAGCAGTAATTATACAAAATTAATAAGATTAAACTTTTCAACCGAACAAAAATGAAAAAGATAACATTAATAATAGCAGCATTAAACGAGGGCAAAGAACCTCTGAATACGATTAAGTCAATTTATGAAACTGCAAACCCTGAGTTATTTGATTTGATAGTCATAAATGATGGTTCTAAAAAATGGGTTGATATACCCAAAAAATACAAACATACATTTGTTGAACACGAAAACCGTAAAGGGATACCATATTGCAGACAGCTAGGTGCTGATATGGCAAAAACTCCTTATATAGCCTTCTTTAACGCAAGGATGCGATTTACAAAAGGATGGATAGAAAAAGCATTAGAATATCTTGATACTAATCCTAAGACGTTATTTTGTACTACTTCTGTTGTACTTTGGGACAAAGACTATAAAGAAGTCCTTGAAATGGCCAAAAAAGAAAAAGAGCCATATAAAAGTGACTTAATAAAACATGCTGAAAGGATTAAAGACATTAAAAACTTAAATGAGATTTCAGATGATAAAGAGCGCAAATACGGATGTGAAATAGTAGAACATTATGTTAAGAATAATATGATTATGGCAGGTCATTGGATACCTGAGCAATCAGGTAAATGCTATGAAATACCTTGTATAATGGGTGCTAATTATTTTGTGAATAAAAAATGGTTTAATTATATCGATGGGTTACATGGGTTATATTCTTATGGAGCGGAAGAGGAATTTATGAGCCTTAAAACATGGGCTTTCGGTGGCAAGGTTAAGATAATTAAAGAGATCGAAATAGGTAATATATATCATATGTACAAACCTTATGCAGATGATTTTAATGATTATGTATGGAATTATTTATTGATAGCCTTTACATTATTAGACTGGGATAAGGCTTATGGACTACTTCATAAAGTCAAGTATTGTGAAAAGTTTAAAAAATACTACGAACCAATTAAAAATAGAATAATCAAAGAAATGCCTTATATAAGAGGTAAAAGACAGCAATTTAAAAATTTAACAGTTAGAAATATAAATGATTTAGTAATTAATTTAGAGGAGAGAATTAGAAATGGCAGTAAATGATGGAAGCGACATTTGGGTAAAAGCAGGGACAGCAGTAGTAAATGGATTAACTACTAAAAACCTAGATTTAGCAGCGGATGAGATTGACGTAACTACTCAGGATAGCACAGGTGGTTATAAGGAATTTTTAACAGGCGAAAAGAGTGGTACTATTAGTTTTGAGTTTCTGGATGACGAATCAGATACTCATGCTTATGATGAGTTGTTTGATCTTTGGGTAGCAGGTGCAGCGATTGCATTTATTTATGGTAAAGGTATCAAAACAACAGGGAAAAGAACTATTTCAGGTAATGCAATTATCACAGCATTGAGTAAGAACGATGGTAAGAATGGTCCAGCATCTTGTTCATGTACTTTAAGAATCACTGGAAGCATAACAAAAGCAACATCGACAACAACAGTAGCATAATATGGAAATAACCGTAAAAGTTAACGATAAGCAAATAGGGTTTAAGTTTACAAACTTAACTATGATAACTTATTGTAGATTGAGAGATATTGATTTATCTGATTATGATGATGATTTTACAAAAAATGTTTTAGAATCAAACTTAACACTTTTCAGGGCTGCAAATGCAGTATTTAATAAAAGTGAACCGATGAATGAATTTAAGATGGATGATATTATGTCGAACTTATCTCAATCAGATTATAAAAGTATCATAAAATGTTATGGTGAATCAATGGCTAGTATGGTAAGTAATTTAGTAGGTTCTGATGAATCAAAAAAAAAATAACAATTAAAGATTTATATGAACAAGCTTTTTCAATAGGATTATCAAGCAACCAATTTCATGAGTTAACATACGGTGAATTTATTGAGCAGTTATATATAGATAAGAAAAAAAGCGAAAATAAATGGAGGCATACAAGATCAATATTAAGTGCTCTAACAGGGATAGATGCAAGACGTATCTATGAACTACCTGGAGACTATGATCATGTGCCTAGAATAATGAGTAATGAAGAAAACAGTAAGATTTTAGCCAAACATGGATATGATAAGTTATTGAATGAGTTAGCGGAGAAAGGAAAAAATGGCAGACGTAAGTAAGATAACAGTCAGGATTGGTGCAGATACTTATGAACTAGAAAAAGGATTAGGTAGAGCAAAAAAAGAAACTAAAAGATATGGTGATGAGTTAAAGAAATTAACTTCTTTAGCTGCTGGGGCTTTTAGTATTGGCGTTATTACTAATTATTCAAAAGAGGCTGTAAAGTTAGCAGGAGAATTTGAGGGTGTTAGTCGTAAGTTTAAGGCATTGGGCGTTGATATTAACGACTTAAACAAATCTGTAAGGGGTACTGTTTCAGAACTTGACTTAATGAAGTCTGTAAACGTTGCTGAAGCATTGGGAATAGATGTTCGTGAAATGGCTACACTCTTTGAGTTTGCCACAATGCGAGCAACTGAGACAGGTGAATCTGTTGATTATCTTGTTGAATCTATTGTAAAAGGTATTGGTAGAAAGTCTCCATTAATACTTGATAATTTAGGTATCTCAGCTATTCAGTTACGAGAAGCGATGGGAGGCGTTTCATTAGAAGCAGCTAGTGTTGCAGATGTTACGAAAGCAGTTGGTATTATTGCAAAACAATCAATGTCAGCAGCAGGAGACCAAGCAGTAACAGCAGGTCAAAAAATGCAAGCATTAGCAGCCGATTTTGAAAATACAAAAGTAAAAGTAGGCGAATTATTAATATCTCTAGGTGATGATGCGGGGCTATTAGATGTGTTAAATGATCTTTCTAGCACTTCTGAGAACCTTGTTACTTTATTTAATAATCTTGAAAATAGGTTTAGTAGCTTATCGGGTAACGCTCAAGAATATGGCGATAATATAAAATATATACTGTCTCCATTATTAGCATTATTCAAATATAATAAATGGGTAATAGAAAAATTAAAAGATTTAGAAGATGCTGGATTTGGTGCTAATAGGGTGATGAATGAAACAGGAACAACTGTTTCGACTCTAGAAGATGTATTAAGTAGTGCTACTCCTACAATGGATGAATTTTGGAAATCTTTTTTCGGTGGTGATAATAAAGGGGAAACAAACCCAAACATCAAAGAAATAGAAGCCTTGCAAAATGCTTTATCTCGTATGGATTTCAACGAGCAATGGGGTGAATTATTTAGTTTTGATTTAGGCAATGCTTCACAATTTAGAGAAGAAATAGAAAGTATACCTAAATTATTGGAAGAGATAGAAGCTCCAAATGTTAAATTTACTGAGGGGCTTGAAAGGTCTTATGAGTTAGCAGGTGAAATCGGTAACGCATTAAAACAAGCAGGCGAAAGCGGTGCAGATTCTATGAAAGACTTTGCAACATTATCCGTAAAGTTAATAAAAAGAGTAATCGCAGCAACCATATCTGAGGGTATAGCAAACGCAGTAGCGAATGCGTTGAAGTCCGTTCCTTTTCCATTAAATATAGCAGCTGGAGCAGCAGCGGGAGGACTTGCAGCGGGATTATTTAATTCTTTAGTGCCAAGTTTCGCAACAGGCGGAATAGTAACACAGCCCACTCTTGCAATGGTAGGTGATAATCCAGGACGCAAAGAAGCAATTATCCCGAGCGAAATGTTTGGTAAGCTAGGAGGTAGTCCTGTAGTTATGGATGTTAAAATTAAAGGAGAAGATATTTATTTAACGCAAAGAGATTATAACAGAAATAGAGGAAGATATTAATGCCAGTAGGACTTTTACAAATATTAAATGTTCAAGTAACACCCGACAACGGCACAGGTGATGGTACTGCAATAGTGCAAAAAACCAATACAACAGGAGGGATAACTTATTATAAGATTGATGATTCTGTTTATCAAACATCAGCGACATTTACAGGCTTAAGTAATGGTTATCATACGGCTCATGTACGATCAACAGTAGGAAGTACAGTATATAATGATTCGTTTGAGTTTTATGTGGATATAGATACTGTAGGAGGTACAGGCGGAAGCGGTGGAGGTACACCTATTGAATTGTATGATAAATATATTATGCAATTTACATCTGTACATACTGGATTACAAAATATATTAAGAATAAGAAAACAAGGATTTGATGGGGAAGCTACTTATATAACAGGCACAGATGATCCTGTTATCCTTAAACATGAACTCATAGATATGGGATTGCCTGATAAATTCAGCACTATATATTCTTCACGGTTAGAAATAGGTATTGTTACAAGTTCTTTACTTGAATATGATGAGTTTTTTGATTTTGATGATAGAGAATATTTGGCAATATTAGAAGAAAATGGGACAGAAATATGGAGAGGATATTTAGTTACAGATAGTTATAGCGAGAGTTATGTAGGTGCTCCTTCTATTGTTAATATTAGTGCTACTGATGGTTTAAGAAACTTACAAAACGAACCTTTCTTAAACGATGCAGGTAATTTTTATGCATACTATCAAAAAGAAAGCCTCTTTATTAGTGAGATTCTAAAAAAGACAGGATTAAACCTTAATATCCATGATTCAGTAAATATCTATGAGGATAACATGGATAGTGACAGCACTCAATATAGCCCGTTTAAACAGGCTTACATTAATTGTGAGATGCATAACGACTATGAGAAAGGCACTTCAGATGATTGTCTAAAAGTCTTACATAATATTTTGTTAAAATATAATGCTTTCTTAGTTCAAGAAAACGGAGTTTGGAACATACGCAGGATAGATGCTATTGATCAAAACTATGTTAAAAGGCGTTATGATATTGACTGGAATCTTGCAGGTGTTTATCAAAGTATAAATCCTGTTAAGAATTTTTCTAAAGTATCAGATTCATTTGTTAACTTTTCGCAAAGATCACAAAATTTAGATGCTTCTGTATCTATCAATAAAATAGAAGTAACAAGAAAAACAAACCCGATACAGTCGCTTGTTGATGGGGAGTTTATTTACAGGAAATTATCAGATGGTGACTATGAAGATTGGGGCACTAGTGGAGCGGTGCAATATAATGCAAATAATCAAGCGGTATTAATTAAGGTAGGAGCAACAGATTCATCTATCTATCATAACCAAGTACAGTATACCAATGCGCCTCTAAAGTTAAGAATAAAATATCTAATAGCCACAAATGACTTAAACCCTACGTTTAAAGTAACTGTTTTTAGCTCAAAATTAAAATGGTTAGATGAAAATGGGGAATGGCAAGAATCAACACGAGACATAACAATTAATGCAAGCAAGAAAAAGCAAGAAGAATATGAGTTAGACATAGAACAAATGGCTGGTTATTCTGAGGGCGAAGATATGTATTTAAGAATAGATATTACTAATAGTGATCAGGTAGGTAGTATTTATATCGATTATGTGAGACTGCAATATGGTGAGTATGAAGAAGATGAAGTATTCACTAAAAAGAACTCCTCAAAAACAAAAAATCAACTAAAAGATATTGAGTTTTTACATTCAGATTTTGATAATGACGACAAAAACAAATATGCTTATTATGGATGTATATTTACACATGATGGAACTTCTTTCCAAACAACAACTAACTGGAGCGACTGGTTATATGAGGGTGAATTGATTGACATATTTATAAATAAGATAATGTACGACCTAAAGAGACCATTATGGAAACTCACAGGCACATTGTTGTATGATACACCGATAAATTTTTTAAACATATTCTATGAAAACAGTAAATACTTTTTGCCTGTACGAATGTCTAGAAGCATTAAAAAGAATTTTGCCGATGTAGAATTACACGAATATTTAACTATCCCTGAAGTTGCTGATGCTGTTTATTTAGGATTTAGCGATACGGGTTACATTGGAATAAATAATACGGATTTAATAAAGGTAAGTGATTAATGGCAACTATTAAAACAATATGGGAACTAGATCAGGAAAACAGTCCTCAATCTAGTGATAGAATAGCGATACAGGGAGCAAGCGGTGAAGATGTAAGATATGCAACATTAATCAAAATATTGCAAACATTGTCTTTTCAGGATACTTTTGATGATGATGATCTAGATGGTGGTTATGAAATAACAATCGAACATTCATTAGGGACAGATATACCTATTGTTTTTCTGTACGATGGAGACTTTAATTATGTCGACTTAAACGGGGTGTTATCAATAACAGATTTAAACAATATAAAACTTTCATTAGGTAGCTCTATCACAGGGACATGGAAAGTAGTAGTAGTAAACATGGCAACATATACAAGATGAGAAAACTAATAACAATATTATTAATCGCTTTGGCATTTCAAGGATTTAGCCAAACAGCAACGATAAGAAAAAATCTATTATTAAAAAAGGGGTCAGATACTTTAATGTTTGACCTAGATACCAATGCGGATACTATTAAAATAACAGGTAGCGAACCTGTGTTATTTTTAGACATTGCAGGAACAAAACTACAAGTAACGGATAGTTTATATTTCAATTCAGGCAATGGCGTGAAATATATCGTTTCAGAAGGTGATACTATGTCGACAGCTGAATGGGTAAGATCAAATTTTGCGGCATTAGGTTCTGGAGGGGGTTATATATGGAGCTTAAGCGGTTCGACAGCATACTATCTTAATCCTGTGGCTATTGGCGGCAGTAGTGCAGGGGCTTATGATTTATATGTTAATGGTAAAGCGTTTATCGATACTTTATATTCGCCAAAAATTTATTTGGACAAAAGCAGTGTAGAACCTGCTATAATTGGTAAAGATTACGATGGAGACAAACCAGCATTAAAAATCATTGGACAACATAAAGGGCAATATCCAGATGAAGCTGATAATGATGCTGTCATTTTGTTAGAAGTTGTAGAATATGATACAGGTGTTGACAGCGTTACATTTAATCCACTTTTCGGCATAAAAAACGATACGACAATAAAATTCTTTATTGATGCTAATGGCGATGTTGGAATAGGTCATAATGATTGGGAAGCAGCAACGGAAAAACTTACGGTAAACGGTAACATACTAGCCGATACAGCGAAATTAGATGCTATTGATATAGTGACTTTTATTGCAGATACGGTAAAAGTAAATTCTATCAACACTAAAACAGGCACGCAAAACGAAGCATTAAGGATAGGTGAAAGTACAAGCTACACCGATATTATAGGGGATAGAATAAGAATTTTGAATAATGATAATTCAGATATCGACTTTAGTTCATTGGTAGGTATTGACATAACAGCATACGATGATATTGACATGACTTCTTTTGAAAAAATAAATCTAGATGCATCGGATGATATTAATCTTGACGCTTCTGATGATGTTCTTATAAATTCTTCAGGATTTGAGTTAGAAACAAGTGATTACATAAGTTTATATACAGATGGTTCAGATATTGATTTAACTACAATAGAAGATATTAATTTAGTCACAGGACTTGATTTGAATATAAATTCAACAAGAGATGTAAATATAACATCTCAAAAAATAACGTCAAATTTAAGTGGTAAATATGACTTAAATTCAGATAATATAGAATTTGATACCGATAGCGTAAAAATGTCCTATGATAACGATTACTTGAAATACTACGAATCTAATGATACATTAAGAATTGAGTCGAATGCTTATCCTATAAAATTCAATAACCTTGTTATTCCTGCCATTGGCACAGGAAGCGGTGTATGGGAGGTAAATGGCGATGATATATATTATAATGATGGTGATGTAGGTATCGGAACGTCAACACCACAATCTGCACTTGATATTATAGGTAATATCAGAATACAGGATACTATAGCTTTTACAGGTAATCCAGTATTTACAAGTTCAGGGAATCGATTCTTACATTTATATGGAAATGATAATTTGTTCTTAGCTGAAAATGCTGGTAATTTTACAATGACAGGAACAGAAAATGTAGGTATAGGTAATAATGCAGGGCAATCCATATCAACAGGTGTTAAGAATATGTTTATCGGCTTAGACGCAGGTGTTGCGAATAACACAGGGAATAATAATACTTTTATCGGTTATAAATCAGGACTATCGAATACAGGTGGAGCGAATAACGTATACATCGGGTATAGATCAGGATATAACAACTCAGGTAATTTCAATGTATATATCGGAGCAGATGCAGGATATACAAGTTCAACAGGATATAACAATATTTGTATAGGTCGTAGAGCTGGGTATAGTTTGACAGGGACAGGCTCGATAATGATTGGTAAAGAAGCTGGATATAGCGAAACATTAGGCGATAGGTTATATATCGACAATTCCAACACATCAACACCTTTAATTTATGGAGAGTTCGATAATGATTTGTTGACTGTTAATGGTACTTTGAATGTTAGAGATAATATTATACAATTTGGTGGAGCTGATTTTATACAAAGTGTTTCTTCTAATAATATTTTTATAGGTATAGATGCAGGAGCTTCAAATAGTTCATCTTCAGATAATATTTTTATAGGTAAAGAAGCAGGGTATCATAATCAGACAGGGAATGATAATGTAATCATAGGTAAAGAAGCAGGGAAATTCTCTACAAATTCTAACAATGTTATCATCGGGAGCAATGCAGGTTATAATACTACAGGAACTCAAAATACATTCATAGGTACTATCAGCGGTGCCTCTAATACTTCTGGATTAGGAAATTCTTATTTTGGTTTTTATGCAGGATATTCAAATACAACAGGGCGATTT